ATTCGTGACGAAGGCGTTACGACACAGCAGATCAAAGAGCTTTGTGAACAATACTGCGCACTTTGGCCAACCGGAGTCAAGTCTGGCGGCTATTATGTACGATCCGGAGTAAACAGTGTGTTTCCCAAGATGCGCCGGTTTGTCAAGAACAACAGGCGTTTTACCAGTGACGTGATCTTGCGTGCCACAAGGTTATACCTGACCGAAAAAGAACGCGAAAATTGGGCTTTTACAACGCTTGCGGACTACTTCATCGAGAAAAACGGAGCGTCCAAGCTGGAGAGCTATTGCCAGGCTGTATTGGACAACACTGTTGAACAGCAGGAAAAAATCAGAGGTAACGTTGTATGAAATTCCTTGAGTATGTTGAACGAGGGCGCAAGGGTCTCAATACAGGCCTTTACAACTGTTTCAGACGGTTCAATACGCATCTTTGTAATACTCAAAAAGCTACGTATTATGCAATCGGGGGATTGCCGGGTTCAGGAAAATCAGCATTGGCAGATGACTGTTTCATCCTGAGCCCTTTCTTTTTCTACAAGCAGCGTGATGGCAAGGTCAACATACACTGGAACTATTTCAGTTTCGAGATCAATTATGTGGCCAAACGTGCCAAATGGACAGCTTACAGGCTGTTTGAAAAGTACGGCGTGCATGTGGACAGCAATTATATCCTGAGTAAGGGTAAAAACCGGATCAACGACAGGGTATACCAGGCGGTTTGTGATGTGGAAAATGAAATGGACGAGTTGTTCGACCATATTGATTTTCACGATGAACCCTTGCATCCGACTGCTATCTGGAACTATATGTTATCGTATGCAAAAAAAGCAGGTAACGTACAGTTCGGACGGTACTATGATGAGAATGGTGTGGAAAAGAGTTTTATCAAAGGATACCAACCTCATGATCCCAGGCATCACGTGATCAATATTGTCGATCATGTTGCACTGATCAATTCCGAACAGGGTTTGAATACCAAAGGTAAGATCGATAAGCTCAGTGAGTATTTCGTAAAGGGCCGTAACCGGTTCTGGCACACTCAGGTAGCGATCTCGCAATTTCATCGCGGACTGACAGCAGTGGAGCGTCAAAAGTTTAAAGGCTCCATACTGGCCCCTACTCTTGAGGATTTCAAGGATACCGGTAATATCGGTCAGGATTGCAATGTCGCACTGGGTACATTCAATCCGTACAAGCTTGATCTGGATACATATCTTGGATATGATATCAACAAAACACCCTATGGTTTGCAGGATAACTTTCGTGCGGTGAATATCATGAAAAACCGTGACGGTGAAGACTGGCAGAACATCGGAATGTATTTTCAGGGTGGGTTGGGAAGGTTCAGGGAATTACCACATCCTTCCAAAATCGATCAGGCGTTGTTGCTTCGTTTAAAGCAGCATTTACCCAAACGAGACAAAGATGGACGTTTAATTCTACCTAGCGATGTGGAAAATAAAACAGTTGTTGCCCAGGCCGACAGAAGTCCGGAAAGGACAGATAGTCCTGCGCCTGATAGCAGTATTAGTGATAATCCTGATACTGTTACGCTTGAATAATATTTTGTAACACTATAAAACGACTAAAGCCAATGGCAAGATCAATTCTAATCGTGGGCCCCAGCAGTACGGGGAAGACAGCTTCTTTAAGAGAGCTTGATCCTCAAAGCACACTGATGGTTTTACCCAACAACAAAGATCTCCCCTGGGAAGGGTGGGAGGAAGATTATAACGCTGAGAACAAAAACCTCAAGCGTGTGGATTCAATGGGCGATGTTACTCCAATCATTGAATTGGTGGCAATGCAGCGTCCTCATGTCAAGACCCTGGTGGTTGACGATACGACCCACCTGCAGAACGAACGCATGTTCAGCGATAGTTTTATCCGCAATAAAGACTGGGGCAAATGGAACCGGTTTGGCGCTGACATGTACGAGATGATGTTCAAGAAGATGCAGTCTTACCGTAACGACCTGGATGTGATCTTTATCGCTCATGCGGATTCAAAAGACGATGGTACCGTAGGTGTGCGGACATCAGGCAAATTGCTGGACAACACAATCGATATTCCCAGCTATTTTACATACGTGTTCCATTCAGCAACTGCACTGACTGCGGATAAAAAAGTGAGCTATTATTTCATTACCAACAATGATGGCACACATCTGGCCAAGACTCCCATGGGAATGTTCAAGGAGCTTCATGTTCCCAATAACATGAAACCGATACTTGAGCGTATCCGGGAATATGGACGGAAAAAATCAGCTTCGTAATTTATGTTTCACTTTTAATATTAGACGACTATGCAAGATTTCTTTGATTTCATTGACGATCTCGAACTGGAAGAGATCAGTGGTACAGCATCCGGTGCAAAATTTGGTGGTGTGCAGAAAAACCCTACCGATGCGGACCTTCGGTTGTTTTCTGATGGAAAAATCTATCCTTCGAAAGATCTGGTCAACAGGCTCAAGCTTGAGTACCAGAAGAAGGACAGCAATCTTCCCGAATACGGTTTTGACATCTTCAGTACTGAGCAGTGGGGCCAATATCAGGCTGCTGCTGAAAGGTACCTTGAGAAGACAGGTCACACCATGCCGAACATGATGGTCATTTCCAGGGTATCCAAGCATTCTCCCAGGGTAGATGTGTTCGGAAGCACCACATATGAAGCTGACGGTTCTCCGAAAGCTTCTGTGCTCACCCAGGGCTCCAGTACATTCGGCAAAGAGCTGATCGATATACTGGCTGAAACCTGGGGTTACGATCCTTTCGGTAACGGGGAAGTGTTCATCGATCTTCAGATTGAGTGGGACAAGGCGTTGCCCAGCACTAAAAACGGTATCTATAACGTACCGAAGAAGGTCAAGAAGGGCAAGGATGCCGGCAAGTACTCGTATGTGCGCCGGGAAAAAGCGGAATTTTACCCGCTCACCCTGTATGTTCACGAAAAGTCTGGTGTTGGTGGACAACATTACCTGACCGACCAGATGAAAAAGCAGGAAGAGGAAGAAATCCTCAACATCTGATAAATAATCTTTAACCTTTTAAAATTCAATCAATGATAACAGTTGGAATTCTGGATAATGTTCAGCTATTGAAAGCTGAGAAGAACGAACATGGCTCCCTTGTACTGACAATGGACCAGGCTGGGGGATCCCGGGGATCGAATATATTCGATGAGCTGAACGACACCAGTGACCGGGCATCCGATTCCGGACCGAAAGACTTCATCATCTGGCCGTATAAGTACGATGAGTATACGAAGACCCCGGAAGACATGCTCAAGCAAATGAAGCGGCTGAAAGCATCCCTGAACCATATCCTGAAAGGGTATATGCATGAGGATGCAATGCAGAAGGTCTGGAATGCATACGCAGGTATCAACATGCCCGCTACCGAAGCTGAACGTCTGGAAATACTCAAGAATGATAAAGTCGTGGCTAAAATTTACGACAACCAGGCCACTCAGTTCATTACAGCCATTACTCCGCATATCGGAGTGAACTCCCCGTTGTTTCGGGTGAAGTTTCTCAGGCAGAGCGAGTACAAAGCTTTTCCGGTATTGCCGAATTTTGCTCATTTCTGGGAGCCGATGGATGTGCCCAGAAGCCAGTCAAAGTTGAGCTTTTCGCCATACGAATTGGGTTACCGGGAAGGCGATCCCGAAGGCAAACCGAGCGCCTGGTCACGTGCGGATGGTACGATCAAGACTGATGTTCCTCCACCTGACAGTACACCGGCCACACAATCGGAAGCTGAAGATGTTGAAGAGGTATTCGGGTTGAACAAAGACCTTGGTATCTGATGGATCCGTTGGACAAATTGTATCTCAATACGGTTTTGTCCAAGGAGGCCATCAGGAATCACGTTGATGACTATACGTTGTTCTGTCATTATATGGAACATCCGCCAGACATCAACGTGCCTGTTAGCAGTCCTCTGAGGGCAGACACCAGACCTAGTTTTGCGTTGTACTACAACAAAAACGGGTACCTGAGATTTCAGGATCACGGGTCCGGCGTAGGTGGAGACGTTTTTGAATTCATTCGCCGGCTATACGGTATAGGTTTTCATGATGTACTGCGACAGATCAACAAGGATTTTGGCTTGGGGTATAACGGAGTTCCTTCCGAGACGAAAAAGATCGTCAGGAAGGAGCCCGTTGTACAACCAAGAAAGAAGTTAGAGATTACATCGAGGGAGTTTTCACAGAAAGCCATAAAATGGTGGGAAAGCTTTTGCATATCTCCGGAAATCCTGCGGCAATACAATGTCAGTCAGGTAGATTGGCTGCATTGGGATGGGGAACCTGTCAAGGCAAGCGACATGACGTTTGCATACAGGATCTGGAAGTATTATAAAATTTATCGTCCTTTTGTAAAGACGGCTAAATTCATGAGTACCTATCCCAGGAATTATGTGGAGGGGTTGTTACAGTTACAGTATAACACTGAACTGTTGATCATCACCAAATCCCTTAAAGATGTAATGGTTCTGAGAACTCTTGGTTATGAAGCTGTGAGTCCAAAGTCAGAATCGACAGCTATTACACAAGACATACGTGACTATCTCAATAAACGATATCGTCGTATTGTCCTGCTGTTTGATGATGACGAGGGCGGACATCTGGGCGCTGAAAAGTACCCTGAGTATGAAAAGCTTTATATTCAGGAAGACGAAAAGGATATCTCTGACTTTATCAGGAAGTACGGCGTAGACCGCGCCGGCCAGTTAATGCTAAAATTACTGAAATGAAAAAACAACTGACGGAAATCCTGATAAAGGAATTCAATTTAAGCGAACATCAGGCACGTTCAATTGTTGATCGGGTTCTTATTTTCATTAAACGGGACCGCTCTCGTAAAGGTGAAATGATCTTACCGGTCCGTGAGCTTGAACAGGCTATGCTTGCTGTTCGTGAATACAAAGAAAACCTGGAAAAGTATGTCACGCATTCTTCACATGTCGATACGCTCGATATCGTGAAGGTACAGGACATGCGAAACCTGGAATTCAGGTTGCAGGAATATATTTTTGCAAACAAAGAATAAATCAATTTTCCAACCTGAGATGAAGAGGGCCGGGTGAGAATCTGGCCTTTTTCGTCTCTAATAAAAACACACATGAAACAAATCAATGTAAAGACTAACTTAGTTGGTCGTCAGGACGTATTTCGTATCCTTGCTCTTGCGCACGCAACCGGTTATCCTGTATTGCTTGTAGGCCCTCCGGGAACCGGTAAAACCAAAGCATTGCTTGACTATGCCCAGGCTATGAACGGAAACAATGCAACTGACGCAATTGAAAAAACTTTCATTCTGGAAACTGACGAAGGTACCCGGAGCGCAGAGGTAAAGGGTCGTGTTGACCTGGACAAGATGTTCAAGAACAACGAAGTGGAGATCAATTCTCCCATTACAAGGGCAGAATTTGTCATGATCAATGAGGTTGATAAGGCAAATGCAGGTCTGAGAAACAGCATGTTGTCGATCATGAACGAGAAGTTCTTGTTCAACGGCAAGCAGAAAGTGCCGTGCAACTGGAAGCTGTTCTGCAGTTCCTGCAATGAAATCCCTGCCGATGAGATAAACTCTCCTTTCTGGGACCGGTATGTGATCAAATATAAACTCAACAGGATCACAAAAGGCCAGATGCAGAAGATGTTCAGGAATTACGGTAAGATCTTTGATTTGAGAATCAATATACCGGAGCGCCATGAACTGGAGCAGTTGGTGGCAAACATTCCTGAAGCTAAATTATCAGCATTTGTGGACATTTGTTTTCCACATTTGACTGACAGGTCGATATCATACGCTCCCAACCTGATTGCAGGTACTGGTGTTGTGTTTGATTTAACGATCAACAAAGCCCTGGTGCAGACGGCTGATATCCTGATCAACAAGGAGATTGCATCTCAGGTAGCTAAAGCTATCGAACCTCAGGTGTTGACCGATATCAGGTCCAAGATCGAACTGATTGAAGGTATGCAGGATTACGAACAGATCAAGAAGATCATTCAGGAAATCCAGAGAGATGCCAAAGTAGCAGCCGGATCGAAGAAGGTAACCCGTGAAGACCTGGAAGAAGTTGCCAGTGAGGTAAAGAAAGTTCTGAACAACAATGCTACCTGGACAGCCGGGTCCCGTAATGGAGAAAAGCTTAAAGCGAAAATCTCGGGTAACGGTAATACATCTGACATGGATGACATGGCGGAAGAGGTCGAAGATGCTGTTGAAAACGAACATCCTTTCTAGCCATGCTGACCTGGAAACAAGAGAAAACCGTAGCAAGCTTTGACGATTCGTTTTTCAGTTTTGTAGACGAATCAAATGAGTTGATCCAGCCTGAATTGAGCAAGTGGGATAAATGGTCAATATGGCAGCGGTTTGTAAGGGACGTTAAGGATATGGTTATGGATCAAGCACAGATACGTAATCTTAAAGGCAGTGTTGACGATGAAGCTTTAGCAGCTTATCGTGCGGCAGCCCAGGAAATCGAAAAAGAGATGCCCAGGTACATGCTTTACGATGCGTTCAATCTGTACAATACTCCTCACGAAAACGTGAAGATCAGGCCTGTCCCCGATGATCAACAGTGGTGGTTTGATATGCTCAAGGATCATTTTAACAACACATACATGAAGATGTTGTCTAAAAACAATACCCTGTACAGCTATCTTTCTGCTGCAGCCGTATTGAAAAGGATCTTTGTGCAGAAAAACGATCCCAACAAACCGAACAATCCTGACGATTCTCAGATGAGGAATATCATGCAGGATGCTCAGCAAGAGGTAGAGCGGCAAATCAATGATTTTGAAGAGCTTGCCGGGGGTGCGGGAAAGGGGTTTGACCCAGGAGAGGTTTCGCTTGAAGATATGGATCGTGTGATGGAGCTTTGGAACGAGTTGAAAAACTTTCCAATCAAGAGTGAAGCTGTGACCAGGTTCATCAACACCACGTTGAAAATGTCTGAAAGTTACTTTTCAAGCCAGTACACTGAAAAGGAAATAGAAGTACTGGAGGCTGACAGTATTGAGGACCTGCAAGGTTTGGAAAACCTGATGGATCCTTTACGCAGAATACACCTGGAGGATTTTATTACACACGAACGGAAATATCATATGAAGTTTGATGTGTATGTAGACCTTTCAGGTTCAATGAGTTCCGGCGCTTACTATTCTAATTCGAAAGAGGGTCGCATCAGTAAGTACAAACTGGCCAAGTTAACGGCTATGCGGCTGAAAATGGGCGATCATGTTGAAGATGTGTATACGTTTGATACGAATGTTGCCGGACCTCACAAGTCTATGACAACTTTCTTACGTACACGTATGGGTGGAGGAACGACGTTAAACAACTGTTTTCGGAAAATCCTGACAACCGGTCGTCCCGGTTTGGTTATCACTGATGCCGAAGATTGGGATATCTCTGTTTACACGGAGAAGGCTTACATAATCGGAATCTCGGGTGCAAGTTTTAGTCACTTTAAAGATACCAAAGCTGGCCGTAAGTTCCTGGATAACAAGCAGTGCATACTGCACATGCCCAAGGACAATACGTTTCGAAAAGCTGACCATAAGCATGTCAAAGCAAGTCAGTTTTAAGTAATTCTTACTGGAATGTAGAGTAATATACTTTGCATTCCAGTATTTTTTGTTACTTTCAGCTGTAAAAAAGCTATGGCAAACAGAAACAGGACTGCAGGACATAACTGGGAACGCGATGTTGTAAAGCATCTGCATGAAATCGGTTTTACCGATGCTGTGACATCCCGAATGGAAAGTAAATCCATGGATGATAGCGGTATCGACATCTGTAATACACCGGGTTTTAACATCCAGTGTAAATCCTCAACGAATACTCCTAATTATCATGAATTGCTTGGTTCCATGCCAGATGATGGGATCAGGGCGGTATTTCACAGAAAGACCGTTAAGAGCAAAGGAGGAAGGTTTATCCCTAAAGGAGAATACGTTACCGTAAGGTTTGAGGATTTTCTTCAATTGATGCACAAGTTTAAAAGGAAAAAGACCAATGGATCTGGAGTTTCACGCAAAAACAGATTTGCCGGAAGCACTAAGAAAAAAGATAACCGGTAGTTTCCAGTCCTGGGTTGAGCATAATTGGGACGCACAGTTTATAAACGATAAGCCTGTATGGGAGCTGAATGGATATGCTCAAACGTCTTCCGGAGACGATGCCCGTTACTGGAAACTTGTATTTCTTTATGATAAGGAGCATAAAGTTACTCTTAATCAAAGTGTTACTGAAGTTACATACGGTGAACTGATGGCTGCGTACCATGAAAGTCTTTTCAACGACGATGCAGTTTCACTGGATGATCAGGACATGTCGTTTTAATTCAAATATCATGAACAAAAAAGTAAAACTCGGACCAACGGGAAAATATCCCGAAGGTAAGCTTATCGCTGAAGACAGGGGTGAGTTAAGGATAGGACTTTTTGTCCACCAAAGCAGTATCGTGTTGGATTTCGGCAGTGAAATCTCATGGTTTGCTATGAATCCTGACATGGCCCGTAGGATGGGCGAGCAATTAATTCAAATGGCAAAAACAGTAACTCAAAACAATGAAAAAGCAAAAAGCGGAACTTCTCGCAAACCGGGACGAAGTGATAGATCAGCTGGCGGACCTGGTGAACACTCGAAGAAGGATAAAAAAGGCTGAATACGATAAACTTGCTGCTGAGGCTTTGTTTACGGGAAAGGTCCAGGATCGTTTGAATGCTATTAAAAGCAAAGGATCTCTGGAAGAACTGGATCATCTGGCTGAACGGCTTGTCGATACAATAAACGATCTTTTCAAGCATGAGCAGCAGGGAAAAACTGAATAATTTACTGGGTAAGCTGTATCCTGACCGTTGTGGCGATCTGAACGTTCTTAAAATCTGCAGTAAATGCTCTCATATTAAAAAGATGCTGTACCAGGATAAAAACAAAGATCGTTCTTACCAACCGGATGAGTTTATCAACGCCCCAATAGGCGAACCCGATGCCAGAGAGCATATATGGTTTCGAATTGTAGATGCTTTGGAAGATCGTCCTCTACTCTGTCGTGTAGATTCCATGCCGATAACAGAAGGTGTAAATTACAACGATTTCATGACTGTCGAACGGTCTGATGTTGAAGAATGGCTGCCCGCTGAATTTACCGAAGAGGAATTTTATGAATACACTTATGCCGTTTTCAAAGAACTGGCTGATTATGTAAAACAAAACCCACATGAACATGAATGATAGCACCTTAAACGCTCAACAGTTAGTAGAAAAACTGGTTAGTGAGCAACTGGAAACGATATGCGAGTATCTTTATCTTGAAGCAGGAATGCCCGAAAAAGATGCAGGTATGAACGCACATATACTGGCATCTTCAATCAAGACGAATATTTTCAGACAAGTGCTTGAACACAACAAGAATAATCCCCAACAGGAAACAACCGGGCACGGTGCCCGTAAATCAAATCCTGATGGTGAATTGCCACTGTCTCTTGAAGAAGAAATATTGGATGCAGATGTTGTTGAAAATGCAGCAAGTGACGAAGATGCCGATAAGCTCTTTGGAGATCTTACCATGGATCCAGAGTCTCCTACTAAACTCGACAGTGCTAACGGATTTGGTAACATCAAGGACGTTATGAGCGTCATTTCTGATCCAAACGAAGTTAATCGTAGATTGTCAGAGCAGGATGTGTCTGATATGGATACGGATTATCCGGATTTTGATAAGGAAGACTGGCCATGAAAGAGCCTGTAGAACTGCCTTTTATGTCACGCACTGATATAAAAGCACTCAAATTCAAGATAGATACTGCTTTGGATATGCTTGATGTTGCCATTCAAAAAGTATCCATGTTAGAACAGGATCCGGAGCAGCACACTCCCCCATCTTCATCAATCAAGAGAAAGTTTGAACCTGGTACAAAAGTCTGGTTTTTTCCTTCGGGAGGCACCAGATTGTTTCAGGGTGTGGTACAGGATGAAATAATGGTGTTGATGTTTACAGAAGATAAAGTCATCTGTAAGTCCCATTCAATTGCTATTATCCGGCCTTTCACAACCGATCAGATACATATTCAGGCTGATCTTGTATTTGAGACCAAAGAGGAATTACTTGCACACTTAGACAATACGGCAAATGAAAAAGATTAGCATACTTCTACTGTTTATGATAGCAATGATGGCTGCAAGGCCGCCATGCAGGGTTGTTGTAAACGAGCGCTCTGAATACGTGACTCTGGAGGGGTACAATCCTCTGGAGTCATTCAGAGTCGATACGGTTTATACTGTGGGCAGCATGATATACTGGGTTGGCTGTGATGATAGTTTTATCAGTTA